AATTTTGCTGCACCAGGTGCTGATAGATTAAAAATAACCACAACTTTAGCAAAGAAAAGTTTAACTGATTTTAATGATACAAACTTTATCGAACTATTAAGATTAGATGAAGGAGAAATTAAAAAAATTGTTAAAAAATCAGATTATTCATTAATAAGAGATTATTTTGCTGAAAGAACATTCGATGAGTCTGGAAATTACTCAATAGAACCTTTTGATGTTCAAGTATTTAACTCGTTAAATGATGGCATATCTAATGAAGGTATTTTTAGATCAAATGAAGTAACAGATCAACAAAATGCTCCTTCAGATGATTTAATGTGTGTAAAAGTATCTTCTGGAAAAGCTTACGTTAAGGGTTATGATATTAGTTTGGATGGAACATCAATTATAGATGTAGAGAAACCAAGAGATAAACAAACAGTAGATTCATCATTAGTTCCATATCAAATGGGAACTATCTTAAGAGTTAATAATGTTTCTGGTGCTCCTGTACCAAATATTAATTATGATACTTATTGTGTTGAATTATACAATCAGAGAACTGGTTCAAATACTTCTGGAACTGGTGAATTAATAGGAAAAGCAAGAGTTTACTCATTTGCTGTTTCTAATTCATCTTATGTTGGAGACACAAGTGTATGGGATTTGCATTTGTTTGATATGCAAACATTTACTCGTTTAGAACTTAACCAAGCTGTAAGTAATGCTGAACTTCCTGATACATCTTTTGTAAGGGGTTTAAGTAGTGGTGCAACTGGATATGCAACAGCAGCAGGTGGTGCGAGTACGGTAGTCAAATTAACTCAAGTTACTGGTGTATTTGTTGCAGGTGAACAGATAATTATCAACGAAGATTCAGAGATACCAAGATCAATAAGGACTGTTAGAACTTTTGGAATACAGGATATCAAATCAGTTTATCAAGATGCATCTTCTGTATCTGGATATACCCATGATTTTGTTGCGGATACAGTTTTACAAAGTAAAGTACCGACTGGTTTTAGTATCACTGATAATTTAAATATAAATGCTGCTGGTATTGCTACATGTGCAGGTAAAAGTTTTACTGGTATAAAAACAGATACTATTGTTAGATACCAATTAACTGGTGAGGCAACAGAAAGATTCAACAGAGTTACAAGTGTAGCATCAGATGGTCTTTCTTTAACTCTTGCTGCTGTTAATAGTGTTACGGGTGTATGTAATGGTGCTTTACCAACTGGTCAATCAGTTGCACCTACATTTAGATTTGGTGTGCCTAATATAAATTTAAATGAAAATAAAGGATTATATGCTGAATTAGGTAATCAAAATGTATCTGACATTAATTTATCAACTGCTAACTTAACTGTTGGTACAAATATAACAGGAGAAACCACAGATGGATCTGGTATATTATCATTTAATTTAGCTGCCAGTGGTATTTCAAGTGCATTTTATGAAGGTTTTGATGCTGAAAGATATTCTATTCATTATTCAAATGGAACTATTGAAGATTTAACATCAGATCAATTTGTTTTAGGTGCTAATGGTCAGTCTGTTACAATTAATGGATTATTAGCTAACCAATCAAACGTTGTTGTAAGCACTACACTTAAAAAACAAGGATTAAAGAGTAAGCAAAAAAATTATATTAGAAGTGAAAAAATAGAAATTCTTAAAACTGCTGTTGGTATTAATACATCTTTATCAGGAATGGATAAAGCCACTGGTTATGGTTTAAGAGTAGAAGATAGAGAAATATCATTGAATGTTCCTGATGTGGTAAAAATTGTAGGAATCTTTGAGTCAATAGATACTAATTCACCAACACTTGATAGATTAACATTTCCTAGTGGTTTAAATTTAAATGTAACTGCAATAGTTGGTGAAAAAATCGTAGGTGATGACAGTGATGCTGTTGCACAAATAACGAGTTTAATATCTGCAACTGAGGTTGAGATAGCATATCTTACTCCATCTAAGTTTACAATTGGTGAGGTTTGTAATTTCGATGAATCAAATATATCTACAACATTACAACTTATAACAGTTGGAAGTTATTTAAATATTACAAATAGATATGAACTTGATAAGGGTCAAAGAGAACAATTCTATGATTATTCTAGAATTGTAAGAAGAGTTAATTTCCCACCTGCAACTAGAAAAGTTTTAATTGTATTTGATAAGTATGTGTTACCTAATAATGATAGTGGAGATTTTTACACGGTTGCATCATATGATGAAGAAAGATTTTCAAATGATATTCCATTATTAAAAAATGGTTTAAGGGCAACTGATACTATTGACTTTAGACCAAGAGTTTCTACTTACACTGGTGCAGAATCACCATTTGCATTTAAAAATAGAACTTTTGCAAGTACTTTTAATCCATCATTTATTGTGACTCCAAATGAAAGTTCAATAATTGGATATAATTTTTACTTACCTAGAAATGATAGAGTTGTTTTAGATATTTTAGGAAATTTATCAGTAATTAAAGGAACATCCTCCACCAGTCCAGTAACTCCCGAAGTATCTGAGAATGCAATGGATGTTGCAACTATACAATTACCTGCATATCTTTATGATCCCGATGATGCGATTATACGGGTCACTGATAATATCAGATATACTATGAAAGATATTGGTAGACTTGAAGATAGAATAGATGCCTTAGAGGAAATAACTTCATTAAGTTTGCTAGAACTAGATACAAAAACTTTACAAGTTCAGGATTTTGATGGTTTATCAAGATTTAAAACTGGATTCTTCGTTGATGATTTTAAAAATACAGATTTCTTAGATAGCAGTGATCCAGATTGTAAAGTATCTGTTGATTCTGATAATAGAGAATTACTTGTTCCTGCAAATTTCTGGTCCATAAAACCAGAATTAGCATTAGATTTAACAACTAACGTTGATACAGCAGATTTTTCTCAAAATCTTGAGTTATTAGATACTAATGTTCAAAAAACTGGTGATATGATTACACTAGCTTATGAAGAAATTGACTGGATAAATCAACCATTAGCATCTAGAGTTGAAAATGTTAACCCATTTAACATGGTTGAATTTGTTGGTAATATTCAATTAAAACCATTTTCTGATAGTTGGGTAAGAACTATAGAAGTTGATGGAGGTATTGTAAGAGTAACACGAGGAAGAAGAAGTCGAGTCAGTCTAGTAGGAGCAATTGCTGGTGGTTTAGCAGAGGGGATTTTAAGATCTGCAGTTCCAGTTTTTGGTGTAGTCGGTGCTATATTTGGTGGTTTATTTGGTCGAAGAAGAAGAAGGACAAGAGTTACAACTAGAACTGAACGAGTACTGACAAGTCAGGAACCTGATCCACATATAAGATCTAGGAACGTTGCTTTTACAGCAAATGGTTTAAGACCTGTTGCTAGATTCTATCCATTCTTTGATAGCATTAGTGGAATTGATATTGTTCCAAAACTCCTTGAAATTTCAATGGTAAACGGAATATTCCAAAAAGGTGAAACCGTAGAAGCTTATGATTCCACTGGTGAACAAGTTGCAATATTCAGAATTGCTCAACCAGATCATAAGTTAGGAGACATAAATTCTCCCGATGAAACATTCAATGCAAATCCATATAATACATCAGTATCACTTGGTTCTGTATATTCAGCATCAACAAGTGTTTTAAATATTGATGTTTTATCAATGGCAGATGAAGCACAAGGAAAATACTTTGGATATATTCCAACTAGTGGTGTAACTTTATTAGGTCAAAGTAGTGGTGCACAAGCAAACGTATCAAATGTAAGATTAGTTGCAGATACATTCGGAGATCTTTATGGATCATTCTTCATTAGAAATCCATTAACAACTCCACCACCACCATTAAGATTCAGAACAGGAGTTAGCACATTTAAATTAACTTCAAGTTCAGAAAACGCAGAACCATTACCTGGTAGTTTGTTAATAAGTTCTGGTGAGACTACTTACAGAACAGAAGGTAGAATAGACACATTTACAACTACTATTATTCAAACTGTCAGACGAAGAAGAAGATTCTTTGACCCTCTTGCTCAATCATTTACAACTGATGAAACTGGTGCATTTGTAACTGCTGTTGATTTATTCTTTGGTAGTAAAGATCCAGAGCAGAAGTTAACAGTTGAATTAAGAACAATGGAATTAGGAGTTCCAACAAATACACTTGTTCAAGACTATGCTCGTGCTGTTGTTAATCCAAATGATATTAATATATCAAATAATGCTGAGATACCAACAAGAGTAAAATTCCCCTCACCAGTATATCTTGAACCAGAACGAGAATATTGTATAGTTCTTCTTGCTCCAACAACAAATCTTTATGAAGCATGGATCGCTCAGATGGGTGAAAGAACTGTAAATACCCAGAGTTTACCTGATGCTGAATCTGTTGTAGTGACTCGTCAGTATGTTGGAGGAAGTTTATTTAAATCACAGAATGGTACTATTTGGACACCTAGCCAGTTTGAGGATCTTAAATTTAAATTACGTAAAGCACAATTCTCAACAACACCAGGATCTGCATTCTTCTATAATCCAAAATTAGAAACAAATTCTGGAATTATTGAAAGATTACTTCCAAATGCAATTACAACATTACCAAGAAAACTAAAAGTTGGTATTACAACTACAACTAATGCAAGTGCAATTGCAAAATTAGGATTAGGGGTTCAGGTAAGTGACTCTACATCAGCAACTGCAATTCAGGGGTATATTGAACAGGTTGGTGGTCCAATTAACACTTTCAGTATATCAAATGCAGGTGTTGGATTTAAAGCAAGTCAAACATATAATAATGTTCCTTTATATGCAATCAGTGGAAGAGGTACAGGTGCGACTGCAACAGTTGCTACAAATAGTTCAGGTCAAGTATCATCAATTAGTTTAACGAGCAATACAGCAGGTTCTGGGTACGTTGTAGGTGATGTCTTAGGAATCACTACAAGCACTGTTCTTCAAGGTCGTGATGCTACAATTACAGTCACAGCTTTAAATGGAAGAAGCACTTTATACTTGAATAATGTTCAGGGTGAATCATTCACAACAGGAGAACCACTTGTTGTTTATGAGGGATCAACTGCTGCATCATATGGTAGCACAACAATTACATCATCAGCAATTTATGATGATAGGTATACAGGCAATGTAATTGAAGTCCAACAATTTAATCATGGAATGCATGCTGATACTAACATAGTTACTCTTGCAAATATTGAACCTGACACTGAACCAGTTCTTCTTACTGACTTCTTAGATGTAGATGATCAGGTTATATCAGTTGCAAACACAACAGCATATGCAACATTTAATGGAATATCTACCTCACAAGGATTTGTCAAGATTAATAATGAAATTATTTTCTATAATAGTATTCAACCAAATCAATTAGGAATTGGAACAAGAGGTGTTGATGGAACTATCGTTAGAACACATAGTATAAATGATATTTCTCGCAAGTATGAACTAAATGGTTTTGATTTATCAAGAATCAATAATGATCATGATATGCCAAATACTGCAGCTTTAAGTAATGCAAGAGATATTGATACTTACCATCTTGAAATTAATAGAGGTAGCCTATCAAATGGTGATAGTCAAGTTAGTTTCGCAAAAGAACAAAGTGTAGGTGGAAGTAATATTTTTGCCTCTCAAAACTATCAGTTTAATACAGTTATACCTCAGTTTAGTGTACAGTTGCCAAGTGATAATACAACAGTTTCAGCACAGGTTAGAACTGTTTCAGGAACAAGTGCAGGTGGTGGAGAAATTCCATTTATTGATCAAGGATATGAACCTATAACTTTGAATCAACCAAACACTTTAACTACACCTAGATTAATTTGTTCAAGGGTTAATGAAAATACAAGACTAACGGGACTACCTTTAAATCGTTCATTTACTCTAGGAGTAAGGATGGAGACTTCTGATCCTAATCTCTCTCCTGTATTAGATGCAATGAATAACAATGTTGTTTATCAAAGAGCAAGACTTAATAAACCTATTGATAATTATACACAGGACGGAAGATCTAATGCAACAACTGGTGATCCTCACGCTGCGGTTTACATAAGCAATCGAGTGGATCTTAAGAATCCTGCTACATCACTTAAAGTGTTAGTGGCTGCTTATCGTGATGCATCTGCTGATTTCAGAGTGCTTTATCAATTGTTTAGAGAAGATGGAAGTGAAACTGAGTTATCTTATGAACTATTTCCTGGTTTTGATAATCTTAACGATACAGATGGAGATGGTTTTGGTGATCAAGTCATAGACCCCTCTAAAAATAGTGGTAAACCAGATGCTTTTGTTTCACCAAGTGTTGCAGATCAATTCAAAGAATATCAATTTAGTGTTGATGATTTAGATGAGTTTACTGGATTCAAAATTAAAATTGTAAGTAGTGGAACCAATGAAGCACTTGCACCTAGATTCAAAGATTTTAGAACAATCGCATTAGCATGATACCAGTCGAAGGACACAAAAATTTATACAGAGATGAAAAATCTGGGGCTATCGTTAATACTGATAGTCACGGATTTTCTCAGTATAAGAAGTTAAGAAAATTAAAATTAACTCAGAGAGAAGAGTTAGATGGCATGAAAAAGGACATTGAAGAAATAAAAAGTTTACTTAAAATGATAGTGGAGAAATAGACGGGTTATATTAAATATAAATATATCTTAGATCGTGATATTGTTTCTAAATGGCAGTTTATACTAGCAATCTAGCTTTGA